ATAATGCAGCAGGACGGCTACTCTCCGAACCATATTAAAGAAATAACGAGGGTAGGCATGTCACGCTTAGACCGAATATCATCCCGCGCACGACGACAGATCAACCGTGGTCTTGTCACTAACATGTTACTTGAGGCATACGAGAACGCAGACACCTCCTCAGAGATGGTAAACGCGGCTAAAGAGCTGGGTAAGCTGCACGGTTTGTATGCCCCAGAACAGACAGTAACGATCCAAGGCACATTCGAGGAAGCACAGAAGCAGATCACCTCTATGTCCAACGACGATCTACTACGCCTCATTAATGATACCAGTGATGTGATTGAGGGGGAGCTGATCGATGACTGACGAGTACAAAGAGCCACCGAAACCCTTCGCCAATGAGGATAAAATGGCGCAGTTGGCTATCAGCGCCAAACGCGAGATTGCAAGCCGTGAGTTAGCCAGACGCGATCTACTACAGTTTGTTAAACGCATGATGCCAACCTATCAAGCAGGATGGGTGCATAGAGAGATCGCTAATGCGTTGATGCAGTTCTACGACGATGTGTTGGCTGGCAAGTCACCACGTCTGGCCATCTTTATGCCACCGCGCCACGGTAAGCAAATTGCTGATTCTACAGAGGTTTTTACCACGAAAGGGTGGAAAACCCACGGAGAACTACAAGTCGGAGACGAAGTGTTCCATCCGTCTGGTATTCCTACCCGTGTTATAGCGGTGTCAGACAAGACACCATCGGACTATATAGTAACGACATCAGATGGTGTTGAAATACGCTGCCACGAAAACCATGACTGGACAGTGTACTCTCGAAGCAGCCACAAGTGGGTTACTATGTCTACGAAAGAGCTGCAAGCCGCTAAACTAACTAACGGAACAATAGGTAAACGAGGCGGCCGGTATATGTACCAGTTACCGCTAAATGAAGCAGCGGTTACGCCAGACATAGAGTTGCCGATAGACCCTTATATGTTAGGTGTGTGGCTAGGAGACGGCTCGTGCGGTAAATCGCTCGTAACTACAGACCCGCGTTTCCGTCACCACATAGATAAGTGTGTAGCACTAGGGTATAACATATCCGCCGAGCACCAACACAAAGACCTCGCCAACGTCCGCGCCGTCAGTTTTGGCGGTACTGTGGGCGCAGCAGGGCGTTTAACTAGCGAGCTACAGGCCGCCGGCGTATTCAAGGACAAGCACGTGCCTGAACTTTTTCTACGCGCCGGCACTAACCAGCGCAGAGAACTTTTGGCTGGACTCATAGATACCGATGGTTCGGTGGACGACCGATCCCGCGTCATGTTCAGCAACGCAAATGAGGGACTGGTACAAGCGGTTTTTGAACTAGCGGCGTCTCTAGGCTACCGACCATACATGATGGCCCCACAACCGCCGGCTCTTTCATCATCAGGGATACAAGGCAGGCAGTATATCTATGCAGTAGGGTTCCAACCAACAGAGCCTCTACTAACCGCGCTACCACACAAGCAGGTAACGCGCTTTGGTATTAGGCGCAAGAGGGCCATAGCGTCCATCAGATATGCACCTAATGGGGAGCAAGGGCACTGCATACAAGTCGATGCCCCAGACGGACTTTATATGGTTACACGTTCCTTCGTACCGACGCACAATAGTCAGTTAGCCTCTATCATGTTCCCAGCGTGGGCGTTGGGCCGTAACCCGACGCTAGAGATCGTCATGGCCTCGTACGCCGCCAACTTGTCAGTCGAGATGTCGAAGAAAGCCCGTGAGTTGCTGCGTGACCCTGATTATGCGAACGTGTTCCCAGGGACCCAGCTACACAAAGACATGGCCAGTGTTGACGCGTGGAAGACGACACGTCTTGGTGGGTACATAGCCGTAGGTACGGACGGTGGTTTGACTGGTAAAGGTGCGAACATTCTGATTATCGATGACCCGATTTCCAATAGGCAGGAGGCAGAGTCAGAGGCGGCACGGCGCAATAACTGGGATTGGTACACATCAACCGCCTACACCCGTCTTGCTCCGCAGTCTGGTATCCTTCTAATAATGACGCGTTGGCATGAATCCGATCTCGGTGGGCGCATCGAGGAGAACACTGCCGATCCATTCAAGATCATTCGCTACCCAGCGATTGCAGAGGTAGATGAGCCGAATCGCCTGGCTGGAGAGGCTCTCCACCCAGAGCGCTACGACGAGAAGGCGCTTCTACGTATCAAAAATACGGTGGGTACGCGTGACTGGAACGCACTATACCAGCAGAACCCGGTGCCGACTGAAGGCGATCTGTTCAAGGCTGCTAACTTCAAATACTACGACGAGGCACCAGACGCGGAGGACATGACGACTTTCGTGGCGTGGGACTTGTCTACTGGGGTCGGCACCGACTACACGGTCGGCGTGGTGGCAGGGGTAGACCGGTTACAGAACTTGTACATCCTGGATGTGGTGCGTAAGCGATCTACCTCATTAGACACCGCACAAACCATATTAGATACAGCAAAACGGTGGAAAACGCAGCAGAACGGCATGGAGGTGGGTCAGCTCAAGGCGACGATCGAGCCTATCCTGGAAAAGCTGATGTATGAGCAGAAGCACTATATTACAATTAGTAAGTTGTCGCCAGGTCGGTCTAACAAGGTGGCGCGTGCTATGAACATCATCGCTCGTATGGAGCAGGGTAAAGTGCTGTTTCCCAAGCAGGCTGGGTGGCTATCTGATTTCGAGGCGGAGCTTTTGAAATTCCCAAATGGCCGTAACGACGACCAGTGCTTGGCAGCAGGCACGTTAGTAGAAACCGTGCACGGGGGCGTACCTATTGAGCAGGTAGCAGTAGGCGACTTAGTCATCACCCCAGTCGGGAATAAGCGAGTAGTAAATTCTTGCTGTACGTCAAAACAGGCAACAGTGTATAGGGTTCTGTTATCAAACGGCGCAGAGTTAGTTGGTACGGGAAATCACCCCGTGATGACTACAGACGGATGGATGATGATAGGTGAGTTGACATACGGGAGCCGTGTTGTTATACTTAACACACATAACCCGCGGAGCAAATACACATGGACAGAGAAACAACAGTCTACGACGGCATCGAGTGGCATAGATACCCAAAGTCTAAACAAAAAGCGCACAGACGGTATTTCCAAAAACATCGGCACGCTAACAGAGGGGTTACCTACCTACACAGATATGTGTGGGAGAAGTTCAACGGGCCTATACCAGAAGGTTACGTCATTCATCACAAAGACCGTGACACGACTAACAACGCGCTGGAGAACCTCGAGTGCATTACTACTGAACAGCACCATAGTGAGCACTCAGACGAACGAAGCGCATTCTCATCGTCAGAACAGCAAATATCTCATCTCGACGCTATTAGGGAACTTACTAAGGAGTGGCACGCATCTGACGAAGGGCGACAGTGGCACAGCGCACACGCAAAAAGCGCTTGGGCCGGTAGAACACCAACTACTAAGAAGTGCAAGTGCTGTGGCGAAGCCTTCGACACCCTCACGCCAACCAGAGCGGACTACTGCGGAGGAACATGCTACGCTAGACATTGGCGGAGCATTAACAAGCCAAAGACAGCTATCGACACTACCTGCGCCTTCTGTGGTGCAAGATTCACAGCAACCCAACGCACACAGCGTTACTGCTCCGAGTCCTGCCGAACAAGGGGAAACAACCGCAGTGGTTATGCTAAAAGAAAAGCTGCCAGAACAGCAAGCGGTGTTCAACCTGACAGTTGAGGACGCACACGTATATTACGCCAACGGGGTTCTGACACATAACTGCGACGCCCTAGCGTATATTGGCTGGATGATCAACGATGTGTCCCCACCACAAGAGGCCAAGGAGAAACCAAAGCCATCTTGGAAGGATAGATTGAAGAAGCTTGGTGTACGGGGCGGGACAACCCACATGAGCGCTTGACATATTAGTGACCCACGTGTTATAAAGGACATAATCAACCCTAGAGCCTAGAAATGGACGTAAATCAGAACGACTTTCCCACGAACCTAGACGAAGTAGCCGCTAACCAGATGGCGAGTTTTCGCCGCGCATACGATGCAAAACACCAGAAGTGGATGGCTGATGCGGATCGTTGTGAGTCGTTCTTCGCAGGAGAACAGTGGGATGAGGCCGACCTGAAAGAGTTGGCTGATACGAAACGTCCAGCCCTAACATTGAATCTAATTCGCCCTACGGTTTCTGCAATTCTCGGCCAGTATATCAACAAACGTGCATCGTTTAACATCAAACCACGCTCAGACGGCGACGACCAGATCGCAGATGTGCTCAATAAAGTTCTACTGCAAGTATGCGACCAAAACAACTTTGAACATGTCGAACGAATGGTTTTCACGGATGGCGTGGTATCTGACCGAGGATATTTTGACGTTCGCATGGACTACGACGAGGACCCGCAAGGGATAATCTGTATTGAGTCCATCGACCCACAAGAAGTTGTGGTAGACCCGCAAGCCAAAGAATATGACCCAGACTCGTGGCGCGAGGTGTACATCACCAAGTGGATGAGCAAGGACGACATAAGCGTCCTGTATGGAGATGAGAAGGCGGAGGAAGCACGTCAGAACGCGCTAACCTCCGCTTTCGGTGTGAACTTCGTTGAATATTCTCGTCGTAACACTTTCGGTGTTCCTGACTACGGCTTCCAGTACGGCGCGGTACCGGCCGGCGATCGTGACGTGCGTCGTATCCGTGTGATTGAACGCCAATACTTCCGTATGGACACATACAAGGTAGCAGTTAATACCGCTACAGGTGAGGAGACACCGGTACCGGCAGACGCCACCCCAGAAGATATTGCGGCGTTTGAAGAACTAACCGGTAATCGTGTGATCACTAAAGAAGAACGCAAGGTCCGTTGGACGATCACAGCCGCCGGCGTCGTGCTCTTCGACGACTGGTCGCCTTATAAGCATTTCACAGTGGTTCCTTATTTCCCGCAGTTCCGCCGCGGTAAGCCGTTAGGCGTGGTGCGTGACCTATTGGACGCACAGGAACAGGTCAACAAGTTATCTAGCCAAGCGCTACATGTCGTTAACACTACCGCCAATAGTGGATGGATTATGGACGAGGGCGCTGTTACCAACATGACACCAGAGGAATTGGCAGCTAACGGCTCCAAGACCGGGCTGGTCGTTGTTAAGGTACCAAATAAAGAATTAACTAAGATTCAGCCCAACCAGATTCCTACTGGTCTTATGAATCTTGCGGCATCATCGCAGGACTTCTTGAAACGCATCAGTGGCGTATCAGACTACATGGTAGGTGAGGGCAACTCTGAAGTGTCTGGCATAGCCTTAGAGAGCCGTGTTAATCAGAACTTGACACAGCTACAGCCGATATTTGACAGTTTAGACTACTCACGTACGCTCTTAGGCAAGCGCATAATTCGCCTTATTCAGACGTTCTATACAGATACACGTATCTTGCGTATCACTACCGATGAGACCAATGCGGCACCGAATCAGCAACAACAGATAGCGATCAATCAGCCTGACCCTGTTACTGGACGCATTATCAACGACCTGACAGTCGGCACCTATGACGTCGTGGTTTCATCGCAGCCGAGCCGCGATACGTTCGAGGATACACAGTTTGCTCAGGCCATTCAGTTGGTCCAAGCCGGCGTGCCTATCCCTCCAGACATCCTTGTTGAGCTATCTACTTTCTCTCGTAAGCAGGAAGTGGCAGAGCGCATTCGTCAGCAGTTGGGTATGGGCCAGCCTACGCCAGAACAACAGCAGCAGGCGCAGATGCAACAGCAGATGCAGTTGCAGCAGTTCCAGCTAGAGATGGGCAAACTGCAAGCACAGATTCAAGAATTACAGTCTCAAGCACAGCTTAACTTGGCTAAGGCACAGTCTGCACCTCTCGACGCCGCTATCAACTACAAAGGCACTGTGGCTAAGGCTCAGGCACAGTTGGCAACTGACCAAGGTAAGAATGAGACCAAGCTGGCGATTGCACGTCTCCAAGCAGAGGCTAACAAGTTACGCGCGAGCCAAGCGCATACAGGCCGCTATGACCAGCAGCAGTCTAATATGGCAGGTACTTACTAGGACGCATGACAGCCGACATGGAGGGCATTTAATGGCCAAAATAGACGAAGTACGACAACTAAGCCCATTGGCTCAGTTAGGTTTGTATGGTAAGAGGTATAACGACAACACCAATACCTACGACGGGGCAGGCATGAAAGGTGACGGGTGGTTAGGCATTATGCAATTACCAAACGGACAGGTGGCGGGCGAATACTCGTCAGCAGAGAAGTTTGGCACTAACCGCTATATCGGCTTCCCTACTTTCGTTCCTACACTAACTCCTATGGAGCTTATGCACCTGAAGCGTGCGGCAAACGAACATGCAGAAGTCCCGGATGACGTCTACCGCAAGGCTAAGGATTTTGCCCAGCAGCGCCTTAACATGGGGCTTTCGCCTTTTGTAGAATGACAGAAATGCAGACGGAAGAAGTCACTAAACCCAAGCGTAAGAAACGACAAGTTCGACGTAAGGGAAACAACAGGGTATGGGCCAAGTGGACAGTGCGCCAGAATATTGGGCGCACGTTCCGCGCTATGAAAGTGCCGCGCCCTAAGCTACCGATCCGCGCTATTTTAGGTTATGACCATATTGAGTTCATGGAGCACGTAGAACGATCGTTCCACGATGGCATGTGTTGGGAGCTTATTGACGAAATCCACATCGACCACGTAATTCCATTGCGGTGGTTTATTGTGAACAAAATTCACCGCCCAGAGGTGATAAACGATTTGAGTAACCTTATGCCTATTTGGGCTAAGGATAACCTCAAAAAGAGCACAGCGCTCCCCGATAACTTCGAGGAGTTGCGTGACAGACTATTGATTAAACATGGTGGAGAATAATATGGACTGGATGACGGAAGAAGAAAATGCTATTAAAAATGTGGACCACGCAGCAGATGCTGGCACAGCTCCTGAGCCGGAGGTTGTACCAGAGGCACAAGACGCGCCGCAAACACCTGATAATGCGGCACCTGTAGAAATCACGCCAACGGATGCTCCTCAAGCAGACGCAGCAGCGGCAGGCGAGCCGGCGCCAGCAACGGATAATACAAATACAAATACAAACGACGCACAGGCCGCGGACGCGGTTGCTGACCAGCGCATTCCTAAATCACGTTTCGACGAAGTCAACACGAAAAAGCGCGAAGCTGAGGAACAGGCTAAACGCCTAGCGGAAGAAAACCGTTTGATGCGTGAAGCATTACAGCAGTTGGCCGCCCCACAGGAGCCGCAGAAGCCACAGGCACCTAGTGTAAAAGACCTACGCAAACAGTACCATGCTGCCTTGTTAGAGGGCGATATGGACAAGGCAGAAGAACTGTCTGATGTGATGGACAACATTCGCCGCGCCGAGATCGAGAGAGAAATCCTCACCCGTGCTATGCAAGAGACTCAACAGTATTCTACGGCGCAGCAGGAGCAGGCGCGCTTTAACCAAACCCTAAATAATGTGTTGGCTGACTTCCCACAATTCGTTGAAAATTCACCAGAGTACAACGAAGAAGCGACGATGCAAGCCTATGAGGTTGCTAAAGGCTTGATTGCCGCAGGTCATCCACAGGTCAACGCCATGCTGCGCGCGGTTGAGTTGACCACTCGTGCATATGGTATCCAACCCAAGAGCGCACGAGTAAACCAACCGCCACAAGCAGCGCCAGTAGTTCCACAGACGGTCCAGCGCGCACCAACGACGGTGCAACAACCACCAAGCTCACGTTCGGTAGGGTCGGCAGGTAAGCCAGGAGCATTGCCAGACATCGCTAACATGAGCTATGAAGAGTATGAAAGCCTACCCAAGGACGTTATCGCTAGACTGAAGGGCATGTAACTTCCGTCCTTCCCCGTTAACAGATTAAAACCCTGCACTAGCGGGGTTTTTTATTTAGTCAGTTTATTGACAACTAGGGTAGCTTATGTTATAAAGACAGTAATAGGAGTTTCCTACGTATCGCCAAGGTACGCTGTGACCTTAAACAGCGTTAAAAAGAAAAGATACCGTGTAAGCTCAAGAGGTCCTCACCCTCTCAAAAATAAGGTCTCTCTCGCGTTGCTGGCGCGTAAAAACAAAGCGAAAACGTGGCGTGTCCACACAAGTTTTTATTGTTTTTTCAAGCCAAATACATAAGGAGAACTTATTATGGCGAGTTTACCACTAATTGTTGGTACCGACTTCGGTGCGTTACCAGCTACGGCGTTACGTACATGGTCTTTTGACTTCTGGAAGGAAGTTCGTAACCAATCATTTGTAACTAACTTCTTAGGCTCAGGCCCTGATAGCATGATTCAACGCGTAAGCGAATTGAAGGCTACTAACAAGGGTAACCGCGCAGTAATCACATTAGTACCTAACCAAGTATCTGGCGGTGTGGCTGGTGATAACATGCTGCGTGGTAAGGAAGATACGATCACCACTCAAGAAATGGAAGTCGTGTTTGACCAGTACCGTATGGCTTATGCTAACAAAGGTCGTATGTCTGACCAGAAAGCGGTTGTAAAATTCCGTGAAGTTGCTAAAGACCATTTGGCATACAACATGGCTAAGTTCGTTGACGAATTGTCGTTCCAGACTTTAGCAGGTATCCCTTACACGATGAACCTAGATGGCTCTGCGCGTACTGTCGGCGAAGCTAGCCAGTTAGAGTTCGCTTCCACTGTTACTACACCTACTGCGCTACGTCGTCTTCGCTGGGACTCAGCGGACTCTAAGTTGGTTACTGCGGCGGCTACATCTGCGGTCACTATTAACGACAAGATTACCTATAAAGCGTTAGTTATGGCTAAGGCTCACATGGTATCTAAACGTATCAAGGGCATCCGTATCAATGGTAAAGAGACGTACCATGTGTTCATTGACCCGATTTCTATGGCTAACCTGAAGTTAGACCCAGATTTCTTGGCTAACTTGCGCGCTGCGGCAGCAGCAGTAGGCCGTGACAGCGAAATCTTCAAAGGCGGTATCCCTACAGTAGACGGATTGGTTGTACACGAGACAGTCTATGCTCCAACTACCTTGGGCGCCGCTAGTGGTTCTAAATTCGGCTCTGACGGCAAGGTCGAAGGTGCTTACGTTCTGATCTGTGGTGCACAAGCGTTGGCGTTCGCTGACATCGATGCTCCATATTGGGAAGAAGAAAAACAGGACTATGGTAACAACTTCGGTGTGTCCATCGGTAAGATGTTTGGTATGCGCAAGCCTGTATTTACAAGCTCGTATTCAAACACTAGCGAAGACTTCGGTGTTGCTGTAATGTATGTCGCGTTAGGAATCTAATCGACATTCACCTTACCCCCTAGCGATAGGGGGTATTGCCATAACGAACTTATGGTAATACCTCTTAAAGGAATAATCACATGGCATTAGTAACCGCTCCGGTAGAAGTATGTGTGTCTCTAGGTCTTATGACTGTAGTCATTGGACCAACACCTACAGAAGTCCCTGATAGCATTTTGGACGTCGCGCTTGCAGCAGGTGCTACAGAAGTACAAGCTAGAAAATCACCAAGCAAAACACAGGCGATGCCTACTGACACGGAGTAAGTGTTATGGGGTTTTTCGATATCAGCTCGCGTACGCTAGGCAATAAAGGCGCTGACTAATGACTAACATCAACCTGCTCCTACCACGCGTCTTACTGGTGGCTAAACAGGCGCCAGACTTTGTCGTGGAGAATGCTCTATTCGACATAGCTCAGATGCTCTGCCTAGAGGCCGAGGTATGGCAGGTAAACACAGAGATTGATGTGTCGCCTAACGATAACGAGATACAGTTAAGTCCACCAACCGGCGCGGTCGCTGTACGTACTGCGTGGGTGACGTTATCTACTCGGAAGCTAGAAACCATGCCTGACGATGTTTTCGCTATTCAGCCAGCCACCAGTGGCGTTCCTCGCGTGTATAACCAAGTCAGCAGCGACACGCTCGTGGTGTACCCAACACCGACCGTCTCAGAGACTGGTTTCGCGCGCATTGTTTGTGCTATGGCGGCGAATACCACTACCATTCCAGACGATGTTTTTGCACTTTACCGAGACATAATCGTCGATGGCGCTTTATCCCGCGTACTCGCCACCCCTACCGACTTCGGCGATCCTAAGTTAGCGTCGTATTACGAAAACCGTTGGTTGGCCGGACTTAATTATGCTAAAGGTCGCGTCAAACGTCCTAAGAACAATGGCGCATTAGTAGCTACCTACGGGGGTTACTGATGATATATACCAACGGAACACACTTCATTGCGGCAGTAGACTTATCGCTACCTGCGCCAGAGGTCGAGCTACTAGCTACTGGATTAGACGCTGTATGCAAACACTCTGGTGGCGATCTGGACGTTGAACGCCTTATAAAGGACTGTATAAACGCCAAAGTTCGCAACCTATTCGTATACGATAACGACGGCCAGCCAGTGGGTTTTACTCTATACCAAGTGGCAGTAGCAAACTACGACGTCGATAGGAACATGCACGTCATCGCAATGTATGTAAAGCCGCGCCATACTAAGGCAACAGATTACTTTATTACATTTCTTAAAGACCTAGCTCCGATGTTAGGCGCAAAGAAGATCATCGGTATTTCGCAGCGTAAAGGCTGGTCACGCCGAATGAAGCCAGATCAAGTTCTACAATTAGGAATATGGAAATGAGCAAAGGCGGCGGCGGCAGCAGCTATACACCTCCCGGACCAACGGACGCAGAAATAACTAATGCAAAGATTTCCTCTGATAAGTGGGATGATTTTATCAACAGGTATATGCCTGTCGAAGCGGCGCTCCAAGGGAAAACTAGGGTATTAGACTCTGGTGACGCCTACGCTAAAGCGATGGCTAAGGCCACTAATAATGCCTCTAAGCAGATGGGCGATGCGTCATTGGCGGCAGCAAGACAAATGGCAGCCGGCGGTTCACCGTTAGCTATGCTATCTGCGTACGCCGGCGCAAATGATATGTCCGCGGATGGCATCGCACAGCAGTATGCTGGACAGCGTGCTAACTATCTGAAGCAGGCAAAAGGTCTTACAGAGATGGGCGCTGGCATTAGCGGC